GACATCGTCGGTCGCCCCGAGGGTGATAATGCAATGCGGCTCGTAATTGATACGAGTCGTCCAACCATTATCAATGGATCCAATAACGGAGGAAATATCCAAGCAAACGGAAACGTTTTCTTGGAGTACCCTCTCGGTGTTGGAGTACCCATCGATCTTGTTGTTATGGGTGGAGGAGACGATGGCCAATCTTTGGCCACTGCCGCCGCCGCTAGGACTAATCCTAGCAGAGCTCATGTCAGCATACCTTTATTCTTTTATGAAATGAAGGACGTGCCTATGATGTTAAAAGAAGCTGGTGGACTCCTATCTAAGGGTCGAAAGTTCTTCCTTACTGGAGGAAAATTAGATCCGAAGAAGGGGGCCGGGTTATACCTATCCTACCAATTTGGTTGGAAGCCTCTTCTTTCCGATCTTCGTAAAATGTTACAATTCGTCAGCGAGACAGAGCGTCGCGCGGATGAATTGGAACGGCTTATGAAGAACGGCGGTCTCAAACGTCGAGTCAATCTAGGTTCATTGACAGAATCCACTACGTCTACACGGAGATTAATAGAATATTACTCCAAGACGTACGGATACTATCATTATACTACTACTAGTAGAGCCTGGGCAACTATGCGCTGGATGCCTACACACGTGGATAAGATACCACGTGCTAGAGCAGATCAGCTCAAACTTGCTAACAAACTCGTCACCGGACTACACCATAGTCAAATCAATTCATTCCTTTGGAATGCGTTGCCTTGGTCTTGGTTAGTAGATTGGTTTACTGATGTGGGTAGCTATATTTCGGCTACTCAAAACGGTATTGCCTATCTCTCTGGTAGCGTAAACCTTATGGTTAACACAAAATCCAGAGTGCGGTTTGCTGTTGACACCCACAGATCGTGGGTTGATGTCAACGGCGGTTGGGGATTGAAGGAAACAAAAGAACGTTTCATTCACGGACCTAGTCCATTCTCTGCATCTCGTCCGCTCCTTACGGGGCGGCAAATTTCTATACTGGGGTCTTTAGCGATCCTAAAGCGTAGGAATCGTTAATAACCCTTTTATAGGAGAAGACACAATGTTAGGAGACTCTATTACTTTGACACTTGGCGGTACCGGTGGTACCGATCGGGTGTGTACAAAGGTGAATCAGGATAACTTTGGAGCTGTTTACCTTGGTCGAACCTCACTTGATGAGATTCGTATCAAAGTTCGCCACCTCAAGGAAAATCCAAAGACTGGTATGGAGGCAGTTGAACGTCACGAATTTTATGTGACCCAAACTGTCTACGCAGTCGGCGATGTCCCCGAAAAGATTCGGAGTCATAACATGGCTATTCGAAGCGTTGCTTCGGATGACCAAGATGCCGCAACCGATTTAAGTGAAGCTTTGACTCTTTGGAGTACTGAAGCTAATATCTTAAAACTCTTTGGATGGGAATCTTAATTAGATTCCTCCACTGATTCTATAGACATCCTAGCAGCGTAGATCATCACTAACACAAAGGAGTGTTACTATGACGAATAGCTACGAGGAGTGTCTACTACTAGTTACGCAAGGCATCATTCGTGATGCTGAGCGTACTTTCCCGAAAGACCGTATCGATTTCCGTCGTGATTTTAGACGGATCTCCTTACTCGTTGAAAGTAGGGGAATCACAGTGTTTACACTTGACTTCCCTGCGCTGCTAAAACATTTTGATAAATGTTTGTCTGCAGGCACGTACACCCGAAGTAAACTCTCCCTAGGGAGGGCTTACAGTAATCGGACATCTATCCCAAGAATATTCAAGGGGTTGATGTTACGTGTATTCAATGAGGACGGTTTGCTTAAAGCAAGTCCTGACACAGATGCTATCTTCTTCATCCGTCAGCTATACGCTGTCGGGAAGAAAATCGGCATGGAATGCCAGGAAAGGAAGAAGTATGAAGCCGTTAATGACTTCTATACTATTGAAGATAGTCTTCCTCAATCCAGTCTCGATTGGAATGAGGAGTATCTTCGGTACAGCGCTTTACGCGATATTACTATTAGTAATTATCATCGTAATCGCTCAAGATCCCTACAGACCCATAGTGGGTTTGCTGGAGATCCTGACCTCCTTGCTGTATGTCAACAAGTAGCTGACATACTTGCTACCACTCTTGGGGAGTTTAATCCTTACGAGTGGATGCCTAAGCATGGGCCCGGCGCGGTATCTGATAAAAAGAAGGGAGATTATAAGTATAATTTCTCTTCTTGGTCAGACCGCTTGGAAGCCATCTTTCCATATGCAGACTTCGCTTTCGCGAATTATGGCATGTGGGCTGATGCCCTGAAAGTGGAACAGGAATTTGAAGGAGTTGATTACTCCCGACTAATCTGCGTTCCGAAGACCCAGAAAGGACCGAGGCTAATTGCCTCTGAACCTACACAGCACCAATGGTGCCAGCAGGTTATATGGTCTTATCTGGACAATCGCACGTCGTCAACTTGGATTGGTAAGTTTATTCACTTTCGTGATCAAACTTACAATCAAAGAGCGGCTGCGAAAGCGAGCGAGTCTGGCAAGTACTGGACAGTGGATTTATCCGCTGCTTCAGATCGTGTCACAACTCGCTTGGTCGAAAGGATCTTTCGTAAGAATCCTTCCTTACTTTCAGCATTACATGCTACACGCACTGGCTATATCCATCAGGATATAGACAATAAGTGTCCTCCTCGTCATAAACTCAAAAAGTATACGACGATGGGGTCAGCATGTACGTTTCCAATTGAATCTCATATATTTCTTATTATGGCCATCTCCGCGTTATTATATACGCGCGAGATTAAGCCATCAATACGTAATATTGAGAGTCTAGCTGGTGAGATCAACATTTTTGGGGATGATATTATCATTCCTTCAGATGCTGGTCAAAGCTTGGTAGCGCTTTTATCTTACACCTCTTTCGAGGTTAACGAAGATAAAACCCACACTCAAGGATTCTTCCGAGAATCCTGTGGGATGGAAGCATACAAGGGCGTCGATGTGACGCCTGCATATGTGACCACGGTACCACGTACTGGTAGTCCTGAGTCTATCATCGCCTCAGTAGCCGGATCAAACAATTTCTTTAGAAAAGGTTTGTTCTCAGCTGCTGAAGCATTAAAGGACCTTGTGGGATTAGATTTAATTCCACACGTCCGGATAGGTTCAGGAGCGTTCGGTTGGGAGTCCTATACCTTAGATTCATCTCGTTTAAGAACGAGATGGAACAAGGTACTTCATAGGGTAGAGTACAGGGCTTTGGTTATGAAATCCAAAGCTCGACGTATCTCCCAAGACGAACACGGCCCGCTTCTACAGTATTTTACTGAGAAACCGGATCCATTGTTAAAATGGAGTTCGGGTTCTACGGGTCGTTCCAAGTCTACTTTAAGACCTGGATGGGTGATGGTTGACGACTCTGTTTCTTAACAGAGTCGTCAT